GGTGCAGCTGGTCCACCGTGAAGCGGGCGCCGCAGGCCGGCGGCAGAGAGCCGACCATCAGGCCGTTTTCGGCCGCGTAAAATGTCGGCAGTCCGTCGCGGCTGGCTTTGTAGGCGGCATTGACAACCCGGTCGCCAAAGGCGTCGCGCATGGCGTCGATAAACTCGGCGACCTTGGGCATGCTGTGGCGCAGGGGCTTTTGGCGAGCGTCGTCGGTCATTGCAAGCGCCCGCTCAGAATCCGCCATGCTGCTGCAGCCACTCGTGGAACCTGGCCATTGCCAATGGCTTTAAGTCGGTCCACCCGCTTGGCCACCCCATGAGCCACTCTACCCATGGCGGGTTTAACTGGCCACCGGCCGATAACTGGTGGCATAGCCTCACCTGTTGACCTTTCGCTTTTCGCTTTTCTATGGTTTGGTTCGACCATTTGGCTCCGTCTGTCGCATTCGGCGTTGCGAAGCGCTTCACTGCCGCAGGTAAACCATTGCGCGGATTCTCCGTGTCGAAGTTCCCCCGCTTCTCCGCGTCGTTCGCTCTCGGCGTTGGCCATCGCGCGGCTATCGTGTTGCTCAACATTTCCCCACCGCCCGTTCCGTTCCCTCTCGGGCCTGCCTTCCAACAATGCGCGTCTGGCGTGGGCCACATCTTCACTTGTGCGGATAGTTTCGGTTCTCCGCGGCTGTTGAACTTCCCGGATATCCGATTGATTGCATCGTCGGCTACAGGCGTTTGCCACAATCCAGATGCGTTCGCGCAAGTGCGGTGCTCCCACATCGGCCGCTGAAACAACTCCCCATTCCGCATTGAACCCCATCGCGGCAAGGTCGGCGAGCACTCGATCAAGTCCGCGAACAGCGAGCATTGGGCTGTTTTCAATGAATGCGAAGCGGGGTCGTACCTCGCCAATAATCCGCGCGAATTCGGACCATAGGCCGGAGCGCGCGCCGTCGAGGCCGGCGCCTTTTCCGGCGCATGAGATGTCCTGGCATGGGAATCCTCCACTGACGACGTCAACGTGTCCTCGCCAGGGTTTGCCGTCGAAGGTGGCGACGTCGTCCCAGATCGGGAAGGGCCGCAGCATTCCGTCGCGCTGCCTTGCGAGCAGCACGCTCCTGGCGTAGGGATCAATTTCAACAGCGCAGACGGTGCGCCATCCAAGCAAAAGTCCTCCCAGGATGCCGCCACCTGCTCCTGCAAAAAGTGCCAGCTCACGGAATCTCATTGAAGCTTGAGGAAAAACGCGTCGATGCTGTCGGCGACGCCGCGCAGCTGGGCAACACGAGAGAGGAGGCCCGTGCGATCGGTGGGGTTCGCAGCCCATGCCCTCAGGATCTCGGCGCCGGCCGTTAGGTCGTTGGCTTTTTGCCTGGCGGCGTCCCAGTCCGGCATTTCGCCGGCGAGCAGCGAGGAGACATCGTTGAGGTACGACGCAACCTCGCGCTGCCAGGATGCGGCGGCCTCATTGGTCGAGAAGCGGTACTCGGCCAGGTCATAGGCCAGGCTGCGCAGCTCCTGCGCGACGCCGTGCAGCTTCTCGGCGATCTGGGTTTTTTTCCAGCGGCTTAGGGTCTTTGGTGGCATTTTGGGCTCCGTCGGGCTGATCGTTGGGTTTTGTGGTGGCGTTCCGGGTTGCTTGCGTGGCGTTCCGGGTACCCGGAACGGCTGAAAGCCTTGCCAGCACTGGGTTGTTCCGGGCTTTCCGGCATTCCACCTGTGTACACGTGGGGGAGTGCGAAAAATGCGCGAGGGCGCGCGCGTGTACGATGGTTGTTGCGGGCGTGTACGCGCCCGCGCCATCCCGGAAAACCCGGAATGCCCGGAACACGCCTTGCCCAGCAAGGGTTTGAGGCATTCCGGGTACCCGGAACGTGGCGGGGTGTAACCCGGAAAATGGGTGCCGTTTTCGGCTGCATGCGGTTTTGTCATGTGACCCCGCCCTGCCCGGCCGGCTTGCCGAGCTGCGCAACGCGGTTGAATTCAAGGACGTTGGCGGTCAGCCAGGTGACGGGGGATTCGCCGGCTTGCTGGGCGGTACCCGCTTCAGCCAGCGCCTGTAGTGGTGGCGTCACGATCGGCCGGTTTATGGCCTCGGTGTTGCGGAGATCGACATAAATGCGGGACTTGCGCTTGTCCCAGCCGGGCATGTTGGCGACGGTGCCGAAAAACTGGTTCGATGCGCGCGGCTTGAATTCCCCGTTGGCGCGGCACCATTTGAGGTATTCGGCGTAGAGGTCGCTGGCCAGGCACGGGCAGACCGGCAGGCCGAGGTCTCCACCGAGCCAGGCGGCAATGAATCGCGTCTCGCTGGCCGCCGATAGGTGAATCAGCGCCTGTTTGGCGGCGGTCATCGGCGGTCGTTTGTTGGGGTGAAAGTCGGACAGGTCGAGGTGCAGCAAATGGTGGTAGAACGCCTCAACGCCGCCGGCTTCGAGCTCGGAATAGACGGCGTCATAGTAGGCTTCGCCCCGCTCGGGCGGGGTGTAGACGACGCAGTGCCGGCGATCGTCGTTGTCGAGCGGCAGCGGCTGGTTTTCGTTCGACAGCAATACGAGGTTTATCTGGTTTCGCTGTCTGTAGGCGGCAATCTGCTTTGCGTTGACGCGCACCCAGGGGCCGGTGACCAGCTCCTTCAGCTCACCTTTGATGTGCCACATTTCGGCG